TAACGGGCAGACATGCACATATCCTCTTACACAAGTCGGTAAATATGCATTTAATAGTACAGGATTGACTGGTGTTGTTATTCCTAATACAGTGGAAAAAATTAACATTCATGCTTTTAGTTTTGATGATTTCAATCCAACATTTAATTCAGTAACGTTTGCGAGTGGAAGCCAGTGTGAGACTATTGATTCGTATGCATTTATGTATGCGGGTATTACCGAAGTAATAATTCCTGACAGTGTTACGGCTATTGGTCAGAGCGCGTTCCGGTGGAATGGTTTATTGAGCGATGTGACAATTCCAGTGACAGTAGTAATGATCGCGCCTGCATTTAGGTATATGGCTACAGAAGTTGTGGTTAAGGTCGTTACAAATTGGTGGTATACTTTTTTAGATTGGCGTGAACAAAACCTTGATAAGTTTTCAACAAAAGACTTATCCGAAGTGACCATGATGCCATATTACGATGGACAATTCTTGTTCGACTACATCGAGGATGCTATGCACGCCATATATCAGGTCGAACCTATTTATGTGGTTCCTGTGGATAAAGATGCGATTGCAGAAGCGACCCAAGATGTGACAATAATTACTCCTCTTGTGACAGAGGTTCCATTACAACATATATTCGGTGGGGATTTCCCACCAGGTGGAGATGTAACATGGTCGCGCAAGTATAGTGTTATTCCATTCCCCATGACGTCTGATATAGTGCAGCAGGCTCAGATCGATCGCAAGGTCCTCGCATTAGAGCATACAAAGACGAAAATATCCCAGACAAAGGTTCAACGATTGGCCGACATGACGCGCGCGCGGTCTCGATTAAATCATCAATATGCCAGTCAATCTGAGACTGAAACTAACTACAATACTCATAAATACATACAGGTAGATTTCTTCCACGAAGACCACGAAGAGGGTGGTGCATTGTACGCTCGCGCTGGGCATAGGGCGATACCTCCTTATTTAGGACCCATACCTGGAACATTTTCAGTCATGTCTCAAATGGCTCCAGTTTTGTCATCTACGTCTTTCCAGTCTCTCCCTCCAATATCGAGTACATTGAATAGTGACCATATTATTCCGATTACCGTTCCAAATATTTACCAGCCATCACACTCGCCCAAGCTTGTTTCCCGTCTTCTTATTGCTGGGACCGTTGCGTCTCAATAGTGTGAATATATTATTGATTATCAAAACGTCTATGTAAAATACCATAGACGTTATGAATACAAATATTATGACCAATTATGGTGTGCGTTGACACGCATCGATGTTTGAATATACGTCCCCAGACATACATTTGGTCGAATCTGATACTGATATACAGCTTCTTTGGCCCTGGTCTTCACCTATATAGCAGTATCCTGGTCCAGACGATTTTGTGTTCGCAGATACTGGTTCTGGTGTTTGACCTGGCTGTTGCGTCTGCGCACTATCAAGTGCCGTCTGCATGTTATTATCTGTTTCGTTTTTTTCTGGAAGGGATGGTCCTGCGTTTGCTACAGATGTTGTATCGATCTTCTTTTTGTTTTGTTGGGATACAACTGTTCCCTTGTTTCCAGCAACGATTTCATGTGGGACGGCAGCCCCCGCTTTGACAGTGTCTCCTGCGACATCTACCGCTCCCTTAGTTCCAGTGGTAGTATTATCAGTGAACTTGTTTACAAACCACGACAAATCACCTGTCACTCGTTCTATAAACGGCATTACTCCGCCCGCTACCGTATTGGTTCCCTCTCCTAAATAAGTGAATATATTGAATCCTACAACAGCAAGCATAATAACTGTGACCACTCCTATAAAAATAGGTGATCGTAAAAACGAATCTTCCGATGGTGTGTCAGTACTAGGTACATCAAAAGAGGCGGATGTCACCGGCATTTCGAATGAGGATGGTGCGGGCGCGGTAAAGGACGTATTAATACTGCTTCCGGTCTCCATGTTTCTATGTACTTCGCATATAAAATATATTGGGGTCCTGACCGAGCGAATGCAGGTTGTTCCACCGACCGAGCGAATGCAGGTTGTTCCACCGACCGAGCGAATGCAGGTTGTTCCACCGACCGAGCGAATGCAGGCTGTGAGATTATGTATCTGTCTGCATTCGTTTGGTATTTTCAAATAAGGAAATCGTTCGCATTTTATCTTCGGAAGTGGTTGTTCCGCCTGCCGACATATGCGTTTCCGCATGTGTTTTCACGCTTGCGCTGCATACCTGTGCAAAAATCGCATCGGTCTGCGCGACGGCGCAGACAATGTGTGCCTTGTCGCGTACCATGGGTATTTTTTCCACCGTCCCATGAGGACACATGGTGAGGAGCGCAACCGCAAAGTATATGATACATTTGCGCCGCGTATTGTGTGCTTCGGAGTATCGCAGGGCAAACATGCGGAAGAGTGCGTCAATGATTTTGGTTAATACTGAACTTCGTCTCAGTTTGGTCTCGCGTTGAATGGCGTCCCATATAAGCCATACAATGTTGCGTTGATGTTTTGTCTCGACGATGTCATGTGTGCGCTGTTGAATGAGACATGGTTGTTTTCTCTTTTTGCATAGTTTGGCGTAGTCGATTAGCCATTCTATCCAGTAATTAGCCCGCATGGTGCTTGCGATCTCGACCGATAAGCAAAACTGTAGTTCGTTGATAGTGACCAGTAGTTCCCTGGGGTCTTCGGGTTGGATGATGCTCTCGGCGCGTGCAAAGTCCGGTGCCACTAGATTGTTTTTAAGAACAACTAAATCAAAATCCTCGTCTGGAACGTTTGTGTATTGAATGGTAAACTTCTTGTCTGAAAAGCATAGTGTGATGATGAGTTCGCAAAACATGTTTCGAAATGCAGGGTCGTTTCGAAAGTTTAATTGTGCTTGTGCGCTCGATGCGTTGTTCATATTCTCCTTAAACCTGTCCAGTTTGGTCTCAATATAGATGGCTAGTTTGGGGTTGGCCACATGTACATGTTTGCCGTAAAACAGGAATATGATTTCCCATAGTTCGGCATAGTGTCCTGAGCAAATCAGTTCAGCCGTCCAGTAGCACGCACCCTCTACTTTAGCAGTGGTCAATGTCTCCAGCAGTTTCTTCATGGCTTGTGCTGTTTTATACCCCGAAAACGTTATTTTGGTGAATGCGCCTATAGGTCGTGTGTCGTCAATCTGACATATTGCGGATAATGAAGTAGTTGTTGTAGTTGCCATATAATGTGTATGAATATCAAGTATATGTATATCTTGACCAAAAAAAATAGCAGTACAATACATATTAGGCATATATATATCAAGAATGGCTTCTACGACAAATCAAATGCATTCGTGGTATCAGGGTATTCATAATATGAGTACATGGGGTAAAGTGTTTATCATACTCGGATTGTCACTTCTTATGGTTCGATTATATCGCCGCCGCGCAGCGCAAACCATCAGCGAAGGGTTTACTGGATCGCCTAAGATTGTAGAAGGTCCACAGATCTACGACGACTTCTACGCAGGTGTGTACGACGATCTTACGTATTTCCAGAAAAAGAACGAGTTTGAGATGGGAGCAATTAACAAGAGTGCGGCTGTCGGAAAGGGAAGTGTCGTGCTAGATATTGGGTCAGGTACTGGACATCATGTAGCACAACTGAAGGAGATCGGTGCCGGAAACGCCATGGGCGTCGATCGTTCTCAATCAATGGTCAATGTCGCGCAAAAAAAATACCCAGAAAATAAATACGTTCTCGGCGATGCCATGCAGCGATCCATGTTTAGACAAAACACCTTTAGTCATATCACAATGTTCTATTTTACGGTGTATTACTTCCAAGACAAGGCATCTCTCTTTGCGAATTGTTTAGCATGGCTAAAGCCTGGTGGTTCTATGATTGTACATGTGGTAGATAGAGAGATGTTTGATCCTATCCTTCCTCCTGCGAATCCTATTATGATGGTCTCTCCACAGAGGTACGCCAAGACGCGTATTACGACAAGTAAGGTGACGTTTAACAACTTCAAGTATGACGCAAACTTCGAATTATCCGACGATAAAGACACCGCATCTTTTATAGAAAAATTTACAGATAAAACGAGTGGGAAGATGTTTAGAAAGAACAAGCACGATATGTTTATGGAGGACTCGGACGCGATCGAGGCCGCTGCGCTCCGGGCGGGATTTATTATCAAAACCAAACTAGATATGGTTAAGGCGGAATACGAATATCAATATTTATATGTCTTCCAGAAGCCCGAGTAAATCATTGGCCGCCCGCGTAATATTTTGTGTACGTACTGTATAATGTCTGGACCTGTCGATCATTCAGTTGAAGATTTCACAAGCAGCCCCGCAACAGTAGGTGGTCGTCGCTCTAGAGCCCGCAAGGGCAGAAAGAGCCACGCCAAGAAGAGCCACAAGGCCAAGAAGAGCAAGAAGAGCCGTAAGGGCAAGAAGAGTCGCAGATCCCGCAAGGGAGGTCGCCATTAAGTCATTGGCCATTGACTTTAGCAACCCTCTTTTAATTATATATAACTAACAATCGAGCGCTTTGACCCTTACTAGGTCGCGTATATCGGTTACATGCATGCATGCATTTCACATCTTGTGAAATGCATACAACCCATATACCAATTGTCTCTCTTCAGTACAGTTACTACTTACCAATCAACTTAGTCGATGAATTGGGAACATTTCACTCCTTACACGGAATATATTGTGTACGCAATTCCCGTCGCCACGGTCGTGCTTGTTCTCTCTTGGATCTTTATTAAGGTTCGATATAAGTTCTGGGCGACACAACCTGTGTTCCACGTATATGATCTTAAATACTATCTTTCTCCGCCAGGCATCATAAGAAAATCCGTACCAGAAAAAAATAAGTTCTTCCACCCCGACATACGGTTTAGGGATATTAATGGGTCAAGTATAGAACCGGCGTTCTGCGCATTCATTCGTCGATGCTACATGCGCAACGGTGCAAACAGGTACGTACCAGACACGTCTAATATCCTGCCGTATTTTGGCGGTCATTCACAGAAATGCTATCTCAGTGTGTTAGATGCTACTGAGGACCTGGTAATCGCTAAACACGGTCGGATTGTGCAGCGACCCGCGGTGGTTGCGTGTATGACATCGCGTCCTATGATGTGCGAGTTCGAAGACCCTCGCGGCGAACGTGATGGGTTTATGTGCAATTACGTAGACTATTTATGTGTAGACGAAACAAGGCGCGGCGCAGGGATTGCTTCACAGATAATATATACACATGAGTATCACGTCCAGCGTGTTACAGGTATGCCTACTGTTTCCGTCTTCAAGCGTGAAGGCGCTTTCATGGGTATCGTGCCTATTTGTGCCTACGAAATGGAAGGATTTGATATGCGCACGTGGCGCCCCATGTCCCCGCTACCCGCGAACACGGGCAAGGTAGTACGTTGTACGCCTACGACATTGTACATGATCACTGATTTTCTGCGCCGCCGCGCAAAGACCGACTTCGGTCTGTATCTAGGAGTGAGTGACGGCAATCTTGCAGAGATCATACGCACTGAAAATGTGTACATCTACCTCTACGTGGATGCGAGTGGGGCGATTGCTAGTGCGTACTTTTTTCGACACACCTGTACCTGGTTCAGCGAGGGTGAACAAGTACTCGCCTGTTTTGCTTCTGTGCGCGGCGACACCGATGAAGTTCGGTTCGCACATGCATTCAAATCGGCTGTCACTCACATTATGCGCACCGATGGAAAGCGTCGTGGATACAAAGTACTTTTAATGGAGAACGTTGCGAATAACGATACTATTATTACTAATCTTAAGCAGCGCACTGCGGTCAGTTTTCGCGAACCCGCTGCCTATTTTTTCTACAACTTTGCGTACCGTACATTTCCTGCAAATAGGTGTCTTATTATTAATTGAGTTTTGTATATAAAACTCGCTGCATATCATCTCGTAATGCTACGATATGATAATCTAAAATATATTGGATTGTTCTATTAGATGATTTTTGATGTTATTGCTACATGTTGATGTCCAGCCTATTTTCTATCGCGTATACTTTCCTAGACGGGTGAAAGAGTCCACAATGAAAATAACAAACACGCCCAGAAGGAAGTAGAGAATGATCTCCTCGGTGACATGTGACGTCTTATCATCTTGTTGTTCTTCTAGAAGGTGGATTACATGGTTCAGTTTGTCTAAAACGGGATCACCTGTCCGAGGATCAGAACTAGTACCTGCAGTTCCTTGTGCTCCCATGGGGCCAACAAGTTGGTCAGTTTCTACTCCAGCGCCATACATCTGCGTATAATCAGGCATAAATTGTCGATACTTGTCCATGTCAGGAGTATTTCCTGAGTAGGGTTGCGAAGAGTGACTGTCTCCATTATCCATAAGATAAGTGTTAGCCAATGGGTCGGAATCTGTTTCTGTTTCTGGTCCTCCACGCATTGGTCTAGGTGGCGAAATAGGCTCAAATTCGCCTAATTCTTCGTCATTTGACGGAGACGAGTCGTGAATATTCATCAGCACGCTATTAATGTTGTCTGCGGATATCTTAGCCGCGCCATTATCTCCACGATTTTTTACTGTACGATTATTACTATTCTTCCGACGCAAGACATTACCGCCCTTTAAAGGGACAGTCGGTTCATCTGCGTCAAATGGGGCTGCATTTATGGCTAAAGACATTCTCTTACTAAAAATTAAGATAATAAAATCGTCAGACCTCGGTGTTACTTCCTACATTCAGTAATATTCTCTTATTGAGCAGTGAATGCAGGTTTTTTTGCGCTTCCATTGGAGAGTGTCTTCGCCTTTTCTAACACCTTCAGTGCTGCCTGAAGTTCTTCTTCGGAAATAATTCCATCGTTGTTCGTATCGATCGCTGTGTTGATCATACGATACTTTTCAGGCACAATACAAAATTTGCTTTCTTCATTGAAGAGATGCTCAGAGAGAACAGTAAATACGGCTGTCAAAATAATAGACGTATAGATGTCGCGCGTTCCCATCCAAGCCATAGAAAATATGAAGAGTTGCTTACTCACGCCGTACTTAAGGTACTCTTGGGTGGAACTGCTAAAATTAACACTTACCACTTTGGCACCCAGATTCAACATGATCATCACCATGCCTGCAAAATACTTACTGTTATTCAGACTGCCCACGTTCTCATGTACAACCGACATAGCGCTCGTCAGATAACCTGTCACTGTTCCCAACTTGAGTTTGTTACTGATTGATGTCGCGCCGCCTGAAAACGGCATCGCGATATATGCTGCAGCGTCATTATCTGCTTGGTTCATTCCTCCTTTCTTGTTTGCCTTTGGTGCCATTGTACTGTGTACTAGGGTACCAAAATAATGTAATTACGTTCATTCGTCATCACTATCGCCGTCGCTCTTGGAACCTAATCCAGCAAGGCTTAATATACCAGTCAGTTGTTTAGGTGTAAAACCATCTTGTCCGCCTACTGCCGAACTCACTTGTCGCACTGCGCGGTTTTTGGCCGCCCGAACCATATCCGTTAGTTGCTTTGTATGACCAAACCCTTCTACCGTGTTAGGAGCATGCACGATGGCCATCGCCTGCTGTCCGACCATGCCTGTCACGATGGCGAAAAGTGTGATGAGGAGCAGGAACACTGCGTTGTACATATTTGTTCGATCTTTTGCCATTCTACTGGTATATTAAGGTACAGTACGATAAAAATTAGAGACAATGGTTGCAACAGGATTATTATATCTCTCTACAGTACCTAGATAAGACCTGCAAATATGACAGGTCGTAATCTTGTTGCAACAATTAGGATCATCTCACATGGAAGAACAAGCGCATTTGACCTTTCCGACAGCGTAAAAAGAACATTTCAGAATACTAGAATGTATTCGCTTGCCAAACCATGCGATTTAGGAGCAAGTAATCGTTTATTGATTACCACAGACACTATTAAACGCACTAACAGATATTTTCAAAAGGACATCATAGGAACCACCTCAGATATTCTTGACACATATGCTCGTGAAACGAAACCAATGTATGAAGATGTCCATTCTCAAACCTGCACTGGTTCACTTGGGTGCGATATATATGACCCTATACCATATGACAAGACCTTTGTGGATATGGACAACGAGGCACTGATGGGAATACATCTGATATCCATTCATGAACGAGATATAGAAGGCGGAAAAGCAACCCTCGTATATCCGCTTGATATTCATGAAAATAAAACAATAGACCTTCGAAAAATATCAGATATAAAAACGCTAGGCGGCTATATTGGAAATCCTCTCATAGACAACATCGTGGGCGATTTACGAGATCAAACAAATAAGATGGTCATCGAGAGACGTACCACACCTCAAACATTTCTTGGATATACGATTAGACATAAAGGAGAAGAGAACAGAGATATGCATGCTAGGTTTGGGGCAGAACCAAAATATGCACCCTATATCGTCGACGACAAGTTTATTATGATACGGTTGAGTGAATTAACAAATATAGTGAAAAGGGTATTAGGAGAGACCACCAGTATTAATTTCCTAGACTACTCGTGTTCTCCCCCACACATAGGAATGTCCCCCGAGGAGATCGAACTGGGGATCCAACCACAACCCACGCCACCATATAAGTTTGGTGGGCGGCGTAAAAAAAGGAATACGAGAAAAAAAACACGCAGAACCCCACACACGTCAAAAAGAACGAGGAAGCGCAATCGCCGTAAATCGAGGCGCGCAAAATACGCTAAATAATCAACAATCAACTGTATTACGAACGACGTTTCCGATGTTTACGAGTTTTTCTTTTCTTATTAGATTTGCGCTTCTTAATGGTTGTCCTTTTATGTCTCCTTCTTCTACCTACTCCTCCGATTCCGGACGAATCATTTGATGTATCATACTCGTCACCATCGCCAATCGAACCAATCGACCCATTT